ATGATGTTTCAGACAGCAACCTTAATGGTCTACGCTAAAGAAATGGGTTACAACCCAATTGTTGGTTATTGGACTACACATCAATCAGAGAGTTCTAAATTTAATAAACATCTTAATCGAAATGGTAGAAATATACATTTTGACCCATGGGGTGGACACATATTAAAAGACCCGCATATATCATTTGGAGACGTTTACCCTAATCTACCATGGTTCGACAGTAGACCTAACGCCTTTGAATGGTGGTTTGACCAAAGTTTAGGGTGGGATATTGATACTGGTGAAGGTGGGGTGTACTACGATTTAAAACAAAAAGTAAAACCACCTTATCTATTTCAGGGTTACTTTTTTAATAAATTGTATTGGCATCACGAGAGGGATTACATCTTAGAACTATTCGAGCCTGATGAAAACATATCAAATTATATCGAATATAATTATGGGGGTTTATTTAAAAATAGTGTCTCCTTACATTTAAGGATGGGTGGAGGTAGACAAGATAATTTTTTTGATATAAAATTAATACCTGAAGAGTGGGTTATTAAAATTTTAAATAATGAGAGTGAGGGACATAAAGTACTTGTGTTTTCAGATAATTTAGAATCCGCCAAAAATTTTGTAAACAAATTAGGATTTCCTAAGGAAAAGTTTGTTTATATTGATGAAGACCCGTATATTGCGGTTCATATGATGAGTATGTGTGACAAGCATATATTATCAAACTCAACGTTATCATTTTGTGGAGCGTATCTTGATAAGAAACAAGAAAATGAGTATACTTTTATTCATGAAAGTTTTTTTGAAAGACATCCTTATAGTATGATACCTTACAATAAATGGAAAATTAACAATTAAATTATATTATTATGGGTGAAAAATTTGAAATACCAACAGAACGTATGAATATGTTAACAGGTAAACTTAGGGTACCTATTCATATTAATTACATATCAGATTACATTTTATGCGAGTCGACAGAAAAAACGAGAATAATTTTAAAACAATTAATTAATAGAGACTTAATAGAAGTTAGTAAACACGCTGATGACTATTATGTTTTAAAGGCTAAAGGTAAAGGTAATGAGTAAAGAATTAGTATCACACCCTGACCATTATGGTGGTGAAGATAACCCATATGAGGTTATAAAAATAGCAGAAGCTACAGGGTTAGATAAAGATGCGTATCTATTTAACGTATTAAAGTATATAGTTAGAAGTGGAAAAAAAGATGACAACCCACCTGTACAAGATTTAAAAAAAGCGTTATTTTATTTAGATAGAAGAATTAAAACAATTGAACAAAATGGAGAAGAATAAAATTTATTGCGGTGATGGCCGTAAACTTATGTCGGAGATGTCCGAAAAAACAGTAGACTTAGTCGTTACTAGTCCACCTTATGGTGTTGGTATTGATTATGATAGTTGGGATGATGATAAAGAAATAGCCGAGTACTGGAAATTTACAAGAGAATGGTTAAGAGAGACTTATCGAGTACTTAAAGACGATGGTCGTATAGCACTAAACATTCCTTACGAGATTAACAGACAAAAAAAAGGTGGTAGAATATATTTTTCCGCTGAATTTTGGATGATAATGAAAGAGATTGGGTTTGGTTTCTTTGGTATTGTAGATTTAGAAGAAGATTCCCCGCATCGTTCAAAAACAACTGCTTGGGGTAGTTGGATGAGCCCGTCTTCACCATATATTTATAATCCTAAGGAGTGTGTGATTCTTGCTTATAAGAAAAAACATAAGAAAGATATTAAAGGAACACCTCAATGGAAAGGTGAGTTTCAAATGGTTCCTAATGAAAAAATTGAAGGTGAGTTTAGAAAGAAGTTAGTCTATGAGGATAAAGATAAAAAAGATTTTATGTCTTTAGTCTTTGGTCAGTGGAATTATTTTGCGGACACAAGACAAAAAACGAAGGCAACATTTTCATTAGATATACCGTACAGAGCAATTAAAATTCTTTCATATAAAGAAGATGTGATTATGGACCCATTCAACGGAAGTGGAACAACTTGTTTAGCTGCTGAAATGTTAGGTAGACCTTGGATTGGTATGGACATAAGTAAAAATTACTGTGAAGTGGCTCGAGAAAGGATAAAGGCGTACCAAACTGAACAAAAACAGTTGAAGTTAGTTTTAGATGAACATACGAGAAATTAACGTTAAGAGTGAGAACTCAATTACTATTGTAACAACTGACGGACACGTAAAAACATTTAAAAAAGAAAAATTAAATGGACCTAAAAAGGTGTGGTTTGATAATATCATAGCATGTTCAATATCATTAATGAGTGAAACCCCTACAAAGTGAGGGGTTTTTTGTTATTATAGATATTTATTAATAAAAGTTTTTATGTCAAAGTTATTTATAAATGAGTCGGAAGCATCTCAAATACGTAAAATGTATTTAATTGAGAATGAAGTTGATAAAAAAGATGGTACTGAAATGAAAGCTAGCCAAGGGTTTTGGGACCTTATTAAATTTGAAGAAGGTGACCCTAAAAAACCAATTGGTAATATAAAAGAACCGGTACTAAAGGCTTATAAAGACACTAGTAATGTGTGGACAATAGGTTATGGACATACAGGAAAAGACGTAAAGCCGGGATTAGAAATAACTAACGAAGAGTCCTTAGAGTTACTTTATAAAGATGCTTTTGAGGCTGCCGAGTGTGTTAGAAGATTTTTAAGGGAATGGAAAGATAAAGGATTAAAAACGTATATGTTAACTCAAGGGCAATTTGATTCGTTAATATCATTAGTTTTTAATACTGGATGTGATTCAGTTAGAATGTCAAGATTTATACAATATGTTAAATCTGGTCAAAATAAAAAAGCGGCAGAAAGTATTTTATCATATAAGTCCTCGAATGATGGTCTTAAGAATAGAAGAACAAAAGAAAAAAATATGTTTATATCATGAAAAAATTAATTAAAGAATCAGGATTAAGGAATATCAACGATTTATCTAAGAGATATGAGAAAGCTAAAATATATTTTCATCAAGATTTAGACGGTGTTACGACTGCCTTAGCTATGAAAAATTATTTAGAGAATAATGGAATTAAAGTTGTTGATTCTGAAATAATACAATACGGTGATAAGGAATTTGCGGTAAAGAAACAAGATGCTAAAGGTGATACGATGCCGGTTTTAGTTGATTTCGCACATGGAAAGCCGATGTTTGTTGTACATACAGACCATCATGATAGTCAAACAGGTGTGGAAGGTGACACATCGACATCGTTTAGGTCATCAAGGTCTAATGTTGAGACACTATCACAAATAATGTCACCAAGCGATATCTTTACTGCCGATGATATTAGATTAATATCTACAGTTGATTCTGCGGATTTTGCTAAGTATGGGTTAGAACCACAAGACATAATGAATTTTGTATTTAAATTACAAAAGGATAAGTCATTACAGAAAAATAAAATGGCTTTAGGTTTAGCAACTAACAAACTTATGTTAGCATATAAGAATAAACCAGGTTTTATGGAAGATTTAGTAATGACATCTCAACCATCACTATTAAACATATTTCAAAACATTAATAGATTAGCCGCTGAAAAGGGGTATGCGTTACCTGAAGAGATGGCGTTGAATCAAAAAGATTATGTGCAGAAACAAAAAGATAGTGATAAAGTTTATGTTGATGACGGAATTATAGTACAATACGGAGGAGGTTCAATGTTCAAACCAGGTTCTTATGACCGTTACACTCCATTCAAAAATAATCCTGAGGCTGACTTTATAGTAATCGCTTGGCCAATGGGGTTAGTACAAGCATCATGTAACCCATTTAAAGGTGAGAGAGAATTGAAAGGTGTTAACTTAGGTGATATAGCTCAAGAAGTATTAAGTAGGTGGGAGAGTCAATTAAGAGAAAAGATAATTCCTTTATCTACTATCAAATGGATATCAGAAGGTAATAAACAATTTGGAGATGAGTCAGTTGGTTTCACTAATGCGGATTTAGAAGCATTTTATGGTGATAAGGTTCGTTCAATGGATGGGGGTGATGACTATATGGAAAAATTAAAAGATATAATGGACAAACCATCAACTAAGTTAACTGAAGATGAGTGGGCTATATTAGATAAGTTAGGTGTACCGGCATGGGAAATGATTCAAGCTAACTCAGGTGGACACAAATGTATTACAAA